CAAGAGATGAAGGAAAATGGATTTTGTAATCAACAAAATTCTGAATCTTTTCTCAGGGCTACAATCCAGAGGAGTCTTTGTACCGAAGGGAAAAGGAATGATTATATTTTTACATGTATTTCTAGGTATATTCTCCAGGAAAAATATACCAATACGGATTCCATGTCATATAAGACTATACAATCTCTGTGTGGTTCTATATGCAAGTATAATGCTAGGATTGACAAGGAATTCCCGGATATTTCGTATAGTAAGGCAGGGAGTTCTCGTGTTTCAAATACGCTGTTTAATGTAATGAAATAAAAAATATACTTTTAAAATCCAGGGTCTGAAAAGTCATTGTCCTGGCAACATGGGTTTGAGATTCGTCTCGCCTTTTTTGAGATCGAGAATTTTCTCTCTCTACACTTGGCTTGTCTCGCGACTTGATGCTCCAAGGCATATTCCGTTTTATTTGAAAACATTTTTATATTGTTTTTATTTGTAATGGCGTCATTTATTGAAGCTACGCAAATAGTAATATTTATTTCGTATCTTATTTTATCTATTATTGTTTTACATTTATATGTTAAATTTTATTCGAAGATCGATCAAATTAAGTATTCTCTTCTTTTTATTTTAACTTCTTCCTTTTTGGTTTTATGTGCTTTAACACATCTTTCTGACGTATGGGGAAGACATGGCAAAGAAGTTTTACTTTATTTATGTGCACTTGTTTCTATTACAACGGCTGCAGTGACTACTTTTTCGATTAATGAAATAGAAGAAATTATGTCAAATCGTTTCAAAGCCATGAATTTAATAAAGGATGACATGATATTAGACCTCATGAATGGTTATCATATAAATTTAAAAATTAAAGATTATAAAGTACTTTCAGGAACTGTAAATGGTACAGATTTATTAAATCCAAGTGCCATAGAAATTAATCAGAGATTATCTGTTGGTATAATTTTAAATTTATTTAATAGAAAATATAAAATAATACATAAAATAAAATCTATTGAAGAATCTGATTTAGAAAATCAAAACGGGGATCAGGTTTTTAATTTACTCGGGATTGATGTAACAGATGAGAAAGAAAACGAGTATAACACACTTGCAATTTATCTTTCTACAGCACATGAAATTAAAACTCCTCTCACATCGATTTCATACTTGTATGATGAAATTATTAGGAACAATTCAACTATAGATAAAGAAACATCACTAGAACTTTCTACTCATTTAGAAATGTTAAGTATGTTAGCAAACCAGATGCTGGATGCTGGTCGTTTTTTGGAAGGACAGGTATTAAAACCTTCTTTGGATGTATTTGATTTGGAATCTCTTATTATTAAGATGAAAAATTTTTCATATTATCTTCGCGATGAAAATATTAATTTTCTTTTTGAAATAGATAATAATAATTATAATTCTATTATAACAGATGAAGAATGGATTTGGCAAATATATTTGAATTTTATTTCTAATGCTATAAAGCATACTACGTCTGGGTTTATAAAAACAGTTCTAAGAGTAGAGTCTAATGAACTAACTTTAAAGGTTATAGATAGTGGAAATGGTAAATATTCTTTTATAGATAATGATGTATTTAACATATTTACGAATAAAAATTATAATATTCATCATATAAAAGAAAATTATTATAAGGGAGTAGGATTAGGATTGTTTACTGTTTCAAAAAAGATAAAAGCATTAAATGGTACATGTAAAGCATATTCAAATGAATCAAGTGGGAGTACCTTTGAAATAAAAATACCTATACAAATTTCAGAAATTAAAGAAGAAGAAGAAAGTAAGAATAGATCTTTTTTAGTAGTTGACGATACTATTTCTATACTACGTATTATGAAAAAATTCCTCGATGGAAATAAGGTAGAAACTGCAAAAAATGGAAAAATTGCACTTGAATTAATGTTAAAAAATGAATATGATATTGTATTTATGGACTTAAGTATGCCAATAATGGGTGGCTTAGAATGTACTCATAAGTTTAGAAATTTCGAATCTGGTTCAAAGCGTAAAAGAAGACAAAAGATTATTATGATGTCTGCTACTGAAATAGAACGGAAAGATTTGTTTGATGATAAGTTATCTAAACCTTTTAATATTAAAAAGTTGAATAATTTAATTTTGAAATCTTAAAACAAATAAAATTAGAGCTCCCAATGAATAAGTTTTAACATTCTTTTCATTTAAAGAACCTCTTTGCGAATCTATATAGTCTTTTTCCATATTTGACGTATTTAAAAATATTAACGCCACCCCTTGGAATTTTCATGTCTATTTATTATATATAATATCATAATAAATAATTATTAATTTTTATTAATTAAATTTCATTTAGAAAATCACATGTGAACACTTCCCATATATAAAGTTTTTGTATATTAAAAATGTTTTTTTACGTCAAAGGAAATGTAAAAAATGTTTTAAAAAAAGAATCTATTAAAAAAATTTCACAGATTGTTGCCAGGAAAAAAATAGATAAACAAATTCAAAATAAAAAAATTAAACAAGAATATAAAACAACTAATTTTTCAGTAATAAAAATAAATTCATGAAACATTTTATGAAGAATCTTGGAATAATCTTATTGACATGGATTTATACATCAACTACAATTCGAGAATATGACGAAAACTATAAAACAACTTTCGTGTGATTAAATCACCAACATTCCTCACAATTAAATTTTATTGGTATGTCGGACACCAAAAGAATAAAAACAAATTCCGGAGCAATTTTCGGAAACAATGATATAATTCGCCAAATATCTTTTTATCTCAATCAATCTGATAAAATAGAAATGGCAAAAACATCATCAGATGTAAATGACGTTGTCAAGAATTTATTACCAACTTCTACTGAATATGTTACAACAGTTAAACCAAATCTTATTTCTATATTCAAAGAACACAATGGTGTATATTCGTCACCAATAAATACATTTAAACCTACTGAATATGGATTCGGCGATTTCTATGTGAGTATGTTTGACCACATTAGTGATAATGAAGATAAAAATTATTATTTCAAATGGCGGATGTGTCAGGTGAATAAAAGCTCGAAAAATCGTTTTCATAAGAATAAGAATATAAATCTTTTTATAAGCGAACTTCCAGAAGAAGATGATATTTTATTAAGTGAAAGACTTATGGAATCCATAGACACAAGTATTATTGATCATAATATATTGTCATTTACAGATAGATTTATGGAATCACTCATAGAAAATACATCGATTGTACATGTTATTTCTTGTGACGAGATACATTCTCATCGATGTGGATTCTTTTCTTGTATAGCCGAAAGACAGACAGATGTTACTTCTATATCAATTGAAGGTGGTTTCTGTGAAGAGTCGGCAGAAATCATCGCGGAAGGTTGTGTAGATGGTTTAAAAACTCTAATTATTGAATCTATGTATGGTGATGATGATATAGATGGTTTTTGTGTAAATACAATACTTGAATCTATATCAGAAGTTGGTATTATAGAAAAACTTGTATTGCAGGGTATAAGACATTTGAATGGTGATGGGTTGCCTGATATAATAATGTATTGTGAGAATCTAAAATTCTTGTCCTTGAAGGATATAGGGATGTCCCCATTATCTTGTCTTATAACACGAAATGTTATAGGAAATTCAAATATTGGTGAAATAAGAATAGAAAATTGCGATCGTAATAAGAATTTAAATCTTTTGCTTAAAGAAATATGTTCGAATGACCATGTAAAAATACTTGGATTAAGCGGAAACGACAAAAGTGTAAAGAGAATTATACCAGAATTAGTAAATATGATTATTCGTGGTAATATACAAAAATTGGATATTTCATACTGTTCTATCGGTAAAATAGGTATCAAAAAAATAATTGATGCAACAAAGGAGCCAACCAGTAAACTCACACATATTGATATTTCAGCGAATAAATTAGGTAAAACAACATTTAGAAGTATTTTAAATACGTCTCTCACGTTTATTCACATTGGAGATATTGAATATGATACAGATTCTCTTTCGAAATTTGTAAGAAGTCGTCGTAATAATGGATTCGAATGTATCATTGATGATAGAGAAGCTGACATTTATTATAACGAAAGACCTTGTCAGAAAGAATTATTTGAACTTGTATATTCAGGAGAACACTGGGAACCGATTTGATTAGTTTTATAAAATATTATTCAGTTTGAAAATTATTAGTTCGTCCTTGAATATTATTAATTCGTCTATTCCTATTTAATATGAATTCCATTATGGTTATTATAAAAACAATATCATATATTATATTCACTTTATTTATATCAGATTCACCTATATTAAAGTATAATACAATAAGAAATGTTTTATAAACAACTCCAACCAGTAGAATAAAAAATGTTATATACCACTCGTTCGTGTTTAAATATATAATATTCATTTAAAATTTATTCCAATGTTTTATTTTTATCAGGAATCTAACCTGGGACTTAGTTAAGAAACTCTATTACTGAGCTACACGGGATATTATTTAAAAATGATTATTTAAAAATGATACCCTGAAATCATTGTGAGATCACAATGATTCATTCATAAATGTTTCCATCGCATATTGTAAAAACACAATACAACTACAACGCAGAAGAAGGGAGAGTCGGGTCCGACATTTCAGACTCCCTAAACAACGTAGACGACACCGGTGTATTCCCATCTTTTTTTTCGTTCTGGACATCATTTTGGTTAATACTTGACAGCATTTTTTTATAATGACAATATTAACATCAGTCATTGTGTTCATAAAGGGACTTTTCATAGACAGGAGTCTTGTTATTGCAGAGGAGAATCGGAGAATCCTGCTTGTTATTGAAGAGGAGATCCAGAGGATTCGGAGGATTGACGAAAGACGTCTTTTAATTGAGGAGAACCGGAGGCAATCATCGCGTTATTGAGGCCAAGATGTTCATCGTTGGAGCTTTAATCTTCATATAAAGCAAAGGCGCTACTGACTCCCCAGTGGCGGGGGAATCCCTACTACCCCAGTGTTTTTAAACACTCTCATTATAAATGAAGAAAGTGATCGTTTCTTTCTATTATTCTAGAATTTCAGAAGTACCAATTACATGAGCATATACTCTTTTTCCTGTTTATTTTTTGGGACCTTTCTTCGCATCTCTATTCTCTTTTTCTTTATTTTGATGAGCCTTTACCATCTTCATAATTCCTTCGCGGCGATCTTTATATTCTTCTGGTTCAAGATCACTCCATTCGAAATTCCCCGAATGGGGTCTTTTACTATTGATACACCTACTTATAGTAGTTAAAGATGTAAGTCCAATATTCTTTGCTGCAAATGCTAAAGATTCAAAAGACTCTCCTGTATATTCTCCTCCAATTTTATATTTGTATACTTTTTGTTTGTTTCGAGATCCAGGTTTTATACTTCTCTTCACGTTGTCAGAATGTGAAAGCCATTTTAGATTCTCGTAATTATTGTTACATTTATCCTCATCTATGTGATCTACGTCCGATAGTCCTAGAGGATTATCATGAAATGCAATTGCCACAAGTCTATGGATGTCATAATTTTTTCCTTTCCCACCTTCTATATATTCTCCATTTTCGTTAAATTGAAAACTTGTCCTCATATATCCTCTCTGAACACTTCCTCTTTTCCATTTTTCAGTACCACCAAGGCATACGAAACCATCAGAAGAAACTTTTATTGTTTTTTCTCCAAATTTAATTTCCTTCTTAATTGCGTGTTCGGATGGGCTCTTTCGAATATAGCTTATAATAACATGGTCCAATATACGAACTGTGTTATTATTATCTCTCATTGAATCGTATATTTCCATTCTTTTAACATCCAAAGAATCTGCTGCATCTTTTACACAATCGAATTGTACAATTTCATTGTTATCTTTATATTGAACCTTGATGGGTGTTCCTTTAAATTGATTTACAGTCCTGGTTTTTGTCCATTCCAAATTTTCAAGACGATCATCAGTTTCATTTCCATTTACATGTTTACAATATTCTCCCCTGGTTGGTTTACGAACAAAACATGTTAATACTTGTCTTCCTACATTTATTTTAGTATCTGTTTCTTCATTACGGAATCTTAATATATTTTTACCTTCTCTTTCCTGGAGTTTTATGATTTCGTGAGAAGATTCGTTTCGAAATCTTCCCATGTTTGAAATATCATATTTACCAGTGAATCCATTGAATTCAAATGGTTTCCATTCTTCTGTCATATTTAATGGAAATTGAAAATAATGTAGAGTAACACAATTTAATTTATTACAAAATTAAAAATTAGTAATAAATTATTATTAAACTTGATTAATTAATCAAATAAAACAGAGAGATGACTCTCAAATCTGTTTTACGTTTTACCTAGTAAAAACTAGGATTTTATAATGAAAGTTATGTGTTTTTTTTAAATATTGTTTTATTAATTTTAATTTTAATATACAGCACACGAGGTTGCCATTATAGTCTCGAAATGATTGTTTTGAATCTTATCATATCTTACTATAAACTCTAAACTACACATATATAAACTATATAAACTAAGATTAAACTTAGTTGGAGTATCTGATACCACCCATCCCTTCCTTGACGATGAACAGATTGTACGACTCAGCGAAGATAAGTACGTCGGAAACGGGGATGTTGGCACCGTACTTAAGTTCAAGCTGTACGTGGTCGATACGGCTCATGTTAAGGGTAGAGGTTGGCTGCCATGCTCCACCGCGGGCGGAGAAGTTGAATACGTACATGTAACCGTCGGAAGCGTTGGTCCACTTCATGACGGGTACAGTCTGACGGAAGAATAGACCGGGTAGGTCAGTGGGCCAGCGGCTGTGACCGTTAAGGGTTAGCGAAGCCGACTTGGTGGCGTCGGTTACATCACCGTAAGGGAGGGCACCAGTGGCGGCGTCATCGGTTGCGAGCGAGAAGTCGAACATGTCCTTGTGTCCGACCGAGTAACGGCGGCGGTTGGTAAGGTAGGCCGAAGGACGGATCATCCAGGTGAGACAGTTGGAGGGGTGGTTGAAGAAGATCTTGATCTGGTCCGAAGTGGATAGAGCACTGGTGATGTTGTGCTGCTGTCTCTGGATGGTGGTGATTAGGTATTCGTGTTCAACAGACGAGAATGCGTTACGCTCTTCGGCGTCAAGGTAGATGTACGAAACAAGAAGGCGGGCTTCAAGGTCGGCAGATACAAGAGGAGAAGAGGTGGCGCTGTTTACGGGTACAAGAGTGGGGGCAAGGTTGTTTACGCTTACACCGTCGAAGTCAGTGGCGTAAGTTACAACGGTGCACTCGTTGATGGAACGGAAGGTTACGCGTACACGGATTTCGTGGTACGAAAGAGCGATAAGAGGGATCGAAAGACCGTGTTCCATGAAGTACTTGTTGAACCAGAACTGAAGGGGTACGAATAGAACACGGGGTTTGCTGGCGAATTCGACCATGTCGGATTCTACATCGGCGGAGTAGGTGAACTTACCGATCTGTTCACCAAGACGGGCACCGGGGCGCTGGGTCATTTCCTCCCAGAAGTACATCCACTCAGGGTATAGGGTGTCGATTTCGGTACCTCCGATTTCGATCTGTACTTCACAGATAAGAGCGAATCCGATGGCGTTTACCCAGTATGCGGAGGTGGTGTCGGCGGCTGGTTCAGCGGCAAGTACATCACCCGATGCGTCGGTGAGTCCGATGAATCCGGTGGCAGGGGCTTCAAGGGCGGGTAGAGCAACTTCAAGCATGAGGTCGGATACAAGGTCACCGTAACGGCTGATGGAAGCGCTTACCTTCTGTCCGAACCCAACAGTTCCGGAGCTGAAGTCATTGTATTCAAGATCTTCAGCGAACGAAGTGTAACGACGGTGCTGGGTCTTGAATAGAGTGTGGTCGGCGTTTCCGTTAAGGTGGGCGTTTTGTCGGCCTACGGCTGCGATCTGGATAACACCTCCTCCTGCTGGCATTTTTATTAATTGTAATTATAGTAAATATAAAAAAACAAAAATATGACCAAAAGTATATCAAGACGAATTTATTAAATTTAAAAAATTATTTAAAAAAATAAAAATATTGAAACGGTTTGAGATTATGTATAATAAAAATTTAATTATATTTTTATTAAATATAAAAATAGAATGACCTCAATAACAACTCCATATATATATACAGAAAATGGTGTCGATTCTGCTGGAGACACTGCTGCAGATGGAGGAAATTTCACTTTCTACGGAAATGCTGGTGGTGCACAGAGGGGATGGTTCATCACATTCCCGACTCCGATTACAAATGTTACTGAGGTTGATTTTTCCACTTTAAGTGGTACTATTAATAATACTACTTCTAATTTTAGTGGTACTTTGAGATTGCGTGCAACTACTGTAGAGTCCGGTGATGTTACGATTACAACAAGTAATATACCAGCAAATGGCAATATAAACTTTTCTACTGTTCCTGCTATAACATTATCCAGTGAAACTCTTACGGGTGTGTCTATCATAGGGAGGGCTCAATCTTCCGGTGCTAATTTCAGTACTCCTTCTTTAGTAGAAGGTGTCGACACATATAATATAACAACAACTATAACACTTGAAGCTACTATGTTCACCCATTTAGCAGACTTAACATGGAGTGCTATAGGAGGTGCTACTAGCTATACAATTACTCAGACAGAAGACGCTGGTTCAGAAGAAACAATCGTTTCCGAAACCACAGATTTATCATTTACATCATTGAATTTAAATCCTGGTTCATCTTATGTATTTAATCTGTATACCGATTTGGATTTAGTAACACCTGCAACATCGATAACAGAATCGGCTCTTGTAGTAGATACAGCTAATGTGACTGCTCTTGCTGTAAGACTTTCAAATGATTTTTCTATTTTGAGTGAATCTTCATATGATGAAGTAGATTCACAACTACGTAATTTTTTAATGACAGGAGATGAGGTAATACTTAGTTCAGGTAATGCTGTTTTTGTTGAAGATTCAGACACAATCGTACACTCTGATACAGATATTTTAACACCATTTGAATCAACTGCTGGTTCTGGTCAGACTATTACTGTTACAGTTGGGGGTGAATCGGCTGTTCTGACATACAACGAATCATTAAATGAGGTAACTTATGATGGTACAGCTTATGGTATAGGTGAAAGTTTCGCAGTTGGCACAAGTAAAGTGACTATTTCAGAAATTTAAATACTAAAATTAATTTTTATTTTTAAATATATAAACCAAACAAAGTTTTATAAATAATATGGATTGTCTGATCGGATATGATACCTACATTGGTTCGTATATCAGAGAAAACCTTGACCCCAATAAAACTGAATATTACAATGATGATAATTTCCATGAGTTAAATTCATCTGTGAATTATTCAAGGGTATATATATGTTGCATTCCGGATTGTAAATGGAAGGCAAATAGAAATCCTCATTATGACAATAAAACTCTTATGAATATATTCAATGTAATAAAAAATATTACATGCGACAAGATTATTTTAATCTCTACAATAGATGTTCATGATCATACTCTGATACAAGGGGAAAATCTCAAAAAGAAGTCAATTGAATCTTTTGGGTTTAATAGAGCAAATCTGGAAGAAAAGATGAGATCAATTTATGAGAAGAAATTACTTATAGTAAGATTACCAGAAACATTTGGAATTGGTATAAAATATAACATTCTATGTGATTTGATGAATAAAACCAATATCCATAAGGTAAACATGAATTCTTGTTTTCAATGGTATCCTGCATTCTGGTTATTCCAGGATATAAATACCGCATTAACGTATGATCTTGAAACTATCAATTTGTATACGGAACCAATAGAGACGTCTGAAATCATATGTGAAATTTTTCCAGAATTTAAGAATAAATGTAATTATGGAAGACGCATACATATCAAACACATAAGTATGTATGATAATCTATACATTTCCAATAAAAATTCAATTTTACCGTTGATGAAGGAATTTGTAAGAATGAATCTTTATATTTCAAAATCCAATATGATGTCAGTTTCTAATATGGCTTGGGAAACATGGAACGATAAACATGCTATTTTCCTGATGAAAAGATATGGTATTTCCAATGTTGAAATTATACCAACAAAGTATTCAACGTGGCAGGATATATTTAAAAATCCAACATTTCATCAAGAATTTATCAGGAATGGAATTTCTATTCATGCTCTTCAATCCGTATTATATGGAATAGAGGGTGATTTTGTAAACAATCAGTCGGAAATAATAGAACACATGGATAAAGTAATGTTATTATGTGAGAAAATAAGAGCAAAAGTTGTAGTCGTAGGTGCTGCAGATAAAAGAAAGACAGAATCTGGAATTTCTGTATTACAATCTGAGAATATTATTTCAAACGTTCTTAATTCTATAAAAAATGACAACATTAAGATTTGTTTACAACCAGTTTCAAAAGATTACGGTTGTACTATTGGAAATAATATTGAATCATGCAATAGAATTATAAAAGATAAATCACTTTTTATGAATTTTGATACTGGGAATTATATAATGGAACGCGATGAACCATTTTATTTGAATAAAAAGTCAATAGGACATTGTCATCTAAGTTGTTCTTTCCTAAGACCTATTCATAATTTAACATATGAAAGGTTTAAAAAACAAGACTTAAGGGAATGTTTTAGTAAATTTCCAGATGGAACTAAAATTTCTCTAGAGATGAGATGTAATGATATTTGTAATCTAGGGGAACATTTTAGGAGATTTTCTACATTTGTTTCTGGAATTTAACGTAAAATAATTTACTTTTATAATATATACTAATATCAAAACTAAAAATGCAATATAAATCGATCATTTTATCTATAATTGGGTTTTCTTTTACTGTAAAAACAAATGGGATGACAGAATCACCAATTCCAGCTTTTCAAACCTTTTCACCCACATTGTCATCTTCGTCTCCTATTACATCTCCAACTTCGTCTCTTACTGAAAATGTGGTAATAGAATCACCAACAATGGTTCCAGCCACATTGTCATCCTCGTCTCCTACTACATCCCCAACTTCGTCTCCTACTGCATCTCCAACTTTTTCTCCTACTGCATCTTCTACATTAGAAATAGTTGAAAGAGAAATAATAAATGATATATCAAGTGCAAGTGATGAAATAAATCATGCAATTTTATTAAAATGTATTGTTTTGTTTAATACCGTATGTATTTTATTGAGATACGTTTAAATCAAAAATATAGTTATTAATACTAAAAAGCTAAAGCTTACTATTGAATAATTCAACTTAATAGAACTATTCGATTCGTCAATCATCGATTCCGTGTCTTCAATTATAGAAGGAGATTCGGGTATTTCTGTTTCAACAGGTACTTCTGTTTCAATAGGTACTTCTGTTTCAACGGGTACTTCTTTTTCAGTTTCAACGGTGCAAAATACACTGGATAAATCTGATTCAGGATTAATACAAGAAGAATTATCGATAATTTGAATTTCAATTTCTTCTCCATTTCCAGTCAATAAAGTTCTTGTAGAATTCTCAAGGACGAAATTTCCATTTTTTACACTGTTGTTGTAAAATACAAATCTATCAGAATTTTTTAATTTAAGGGTGGAAAAAGAGTTATCCGAAATTATATTATCAGAAGGTCTACCATTTTCTAATTCTATTACTGGTTCAGAACCTTCAAAAGAAAATATATCCCAATCCAGACTTTCTCTAATGATATTATTTGTAGCCAAATTATCCATAGATCCTGCAGAAAATCTAATACCAATTTCATTATCAATAATTTTGTTTCCATCAATTAATCCATGGGAGGATTCGAAGAAGCCAATCCCAACCCTACATTCAGTAACGGTGTTATTCTTTACAATTGCATAATCTCCAAGACTATGAAGAAATATACCAACATCGCTTGTAGAAACAGTATTGTTTATAATCGTAACATGTGAGCACCATTTTGATGCAATTATACCATGTAATCCATTATTATAAACTATATTGTCATTTATAGTCAAATTTCTAGAATAATCATGAGGATCAAAACCATAAAGAACATTTGAATGTACTTCATTTCCTGTCCAATTCCCACCAAATTGTCCAAATGAATAGTGACCATAGTAATTATGATGTATTTTTGAATTCTTGATGTCTCCATATACCTTAACGGAATCAAAAATTTCTGGGTTACTTTTATCCTTACAAAATCCTCGTGTTTTATATGTGATACCCCACGATTCAGATGCATGATATCCAAGATATGACATTTCTGTATTGAAAATATCCATTCTACATTCACCCATGTCATTTTTTGCAAATCCTTCGCATATTTCTCCTGTGGTCATCTCAGATAAACAACTTATATAAGATCTTCCATTTTCATAATCTTCATCTGGACCATCAATAGTGTCATCCCATGAAATAACACGTGTCTCATCAAAATATAGAGAACCACCATGTCCTCTAAGATTGATAATTTTATCGTCTGTACTGAGTAAACGAAGTTCATCTACTTGTCCACCTGATTTGGTTCCTAAAATGTTCAGGGTTGAACCATCTGTAACATACAAATCAGATGTGAGAAGCCATATACCAGATTGTAGCTTAAAAAGAGGAGATTTTTTTTCAAATGAATTATATATTTCATCTAAAGTAGTACATCCCCCTGGTTTTTCAGATTCTACATAAATTCTATTTGAAGTCGATGCATATCTTATGGAAACTTGTATATTTGTGTTACAATGGGAAAGATTCATATAGGTTTATATTATACCTATATTTTATTTATAAATAAAGATCCATATTTTAGAAAGACAAACTCAGCGCAACTCCCATTGTTTCATTTTAATAATGAAAACAAAAGAAATGTGGTATAGGTTTATGCGAAGGATAATTAAATAAGACTTTTTAATAATATTTTGATGTAATATTTGCAATTATTCTCAATCTTCAATGATGAGACTGTGGTCCAAGCGTGTGTTTCATAAAGTAATAACTCCGAATTTTAAATATATTCCGGTTTCACAAAGTAGTTATGAATCTAAAAATATAAAGTTTTTTTTGACAGTTCTTACTGGCTCGTCTATCATTTATGTTTCCAGGGAAGATAAAGGAGATGCAAATTGTTGTAAGGAAAAAGAGAATGAAATAAAAGAAACTCTTTGTAAAAACAGATGGGAAACTTGTAGTGGTAAAACGTACAACAATGCTCGTCCCCATGTCGATTACAAGAATCGCATCGCCCTTGTTCACAATGGTACTA